AACTAAATCCATACTGACTCGACCCAGAATCAAAACCAAACGTTAAGTTCCCAGCATATGGATTTGCTGAAGGTGTCGGGACTGGTGTCGGCGTAGGTGTAGGTGTAGGTGTCGGCGTAGGTGTTGGAGTAGGAACTGGGCCCGGAATTGGAGTTGGAGTAGGTATTGGAGTAGGTGTAGGTATAGGTGTCGGAACCGGTCCTGGTGGTATTGGTGTGGGTGTGGGCGTGGGGATTGGTCCAGGTGTTGGTACCGGAGTAGGTGTGGGTGTGGGTGTGGGCGTGGGAACTGGAGTTGGAATTGGTGTCTGTGAAGTATCAGCAATAGTAATCCATGCTGTACTATGGTACGGTGTCCCAACTCCTATACCACCTGTGTAAAAGTTAACTCTAAATCTTTCAGTAGTAGCCTCGGTCAGGTTGTCAGACTTGACCACAAGATTAATGGTCTTAGCACTAGTACCCGACACGCTGGCAAACGATCCACTGCTAGTAGTACTGTCGAAGTCTAAGTTACTGGCTTGATCATACTCTAATTGCCAGTAGCTGGTTCTCGGAGCTCCACTGAACTTGTTGTCTACTAAATCAAACATTAATGTTACGTTGCGATTAGTGGTTTCGTTAACTGTAGTAGGTGTCCAACTAAAGTTTTGTACATCTGGAGCTGCATAAAATGGAGGCAGTGTAGTGGTTAAGTCTTGGAATACATTACCGCCTTCGGTATTGTATACAAATAACCTAAATGTTACTTGTGTACCGCCTGCTATACCTAAATCTAGATCAACAGGCCCAAATGCCAACAAGCTAGTGTTATAATCGACCGCAATAGCACTACTAGCTTCAACATATGTTGCACTATTCAATGTATATTTGACTAAATGTCTGTTTATACTGGTACCAGACACTGTCCAATAATAAGCATCTGCCACTGAGTCGTAGTAGAAACTGGTGATAGATGGTAGCTGCAATCCAATGGTCACTGTAATAACTTCGGTATTATCGGGTCTGTACACGGTACCAGAGAATGTCCATGTATATCTACCAGGAGCTAAAGGACTGGCTCCTAGTACAATGTTTTGTGTAGCTGCGCCTGCGGCAGGAGGACTATTGCTTAATAAAATACTACCCGAGGTAGGCCCAGTGTAAACAATGGTTTCTCCCGGTGCACCATTTAGTGTTACTGTAATCGGTGATCCAGCCGGCACTAATGCTGTAGGAGCAGTCACAATAAGTGCATACGGACTGTTAATCAATACGCGATACTGCGGCGGAGTTGCAGGATTTACCGTACTAACATTACCAACAAAGTCCCAAACATAAGGAACTTCTAAAGCAGGTAATGCTATTCCTTCTGTGATATCTGATATCACACCTGTGCCTGCAGAATTAAGTTGTATGCTTGGGCCAGTTACCCCAGACCTCTGACTGCGAATAAATTCATTTGGTGCGCCAGTTATGGTAACACTAATTGCTGCACCAGATATAGTATTATTAACTCCAACGGCCGCGATACTAAACACAGGATTAACTAAAAAGCTGTGTGTAATAATTCTTTGTGGATCGTTAGTACCTTGGAAACTATACACATATGGTGTGCCTCGAGTAGGTAAATTAGATGCAGCAGTGATATTAGCTAATATGTAACGATCGCCATCAGAATCTACTAAATTAGTAGGAAGTTGCCCGCTGATTGATGCAGTTACCACTTCGTATGGCGCTGTACGTAGTTCAACTTGTAGGTTTTGCCCTTGTAAGATAGTAGCGTTTCCAGCTAATATGTTTAATACATATGCTTCAGAAATATCAACTGTAAATAATTGCTCGCCTTCGGTTTCTACACCTTTGAAAGTCCACCGATGAGTAGCTGGAGTAAGTGCTGTAGCATTAACGATATCAGCTTGTCCTTCACCGGTCACACTGTTTAGTACCACAGAAACATTTACGTTCCCTGTACTATAAATTGTATCTCCTGGTGCGCCTCTAAAATCCACAACAACTGGTTTTCCAGATTGTACAGTATTAGTTCCTCTGTAGGTATATTGTAAAAAGTAAGTTTCTACTACTGTAGCAGTATGTGTAACTTGATTTGTGGTTCTATCACCATCAAAGGTCCAAACATTTTGTCCTGCAGGTAAAATAACACCGCCGGTGATGTCAACTACACTCGACCCACTGGCGTCCAATGTTGTAGTAATCGGAGTTGCTTGATCGCGTTTGATTGTAATAATTTCGCCAGGCACACCGGTTACTGTAATAGGCAAAGCAATGCCTTTTTTAATCCTATTAGTTACAGACGAATTAATAGCTAAAGTATAATTACGTACCTCTGAGGTAAATGTTTCAATGTTAGTGGTTTTATTACCGCGTATTTCCCAGGTATAACTACCAATTGGTAAATCTAACCCACCTCTTATATCAATAGTGCGTTTACCATATGTTACACTGTCATCTAATGTATATGTAACTGGGGTCGTACCAGGCCGTGTTACTGTAATAATATCCAGAGGCGCACCAGTTACTGTAACTAAAATAGGATTACTTAGTGCAACAAAATCAAATCCGGTGGCAGATAAATTAAACGTAGGTGCAATAGTCATTGAAAATTCAACGATATTATTCGTGCTTTCGCCATCAAACACCCAAGTGTACACACCGGCAGGTGGTCTTAGTGCACGAATAATACTACCAGTCCAGAATCCACTTTTATCAAGACTAACTTCTCCATTGGTTTCGCCTCGCCATCTTACTAATTCTCCTCCGGCCCCGTAAATAGAAACTATAATATCTTGTCCAATGGTTACAGCACTGCCTTCTGAACGCTCAACACGCAATACCAATGGACTCACTGTAAAGGTATTCGACCTGGCCAAATAAATGCCAGTGGATAAATCACCGTTATAGAGAACAATTTGAAATTCTTGTTTAGCACCAACTTTTTTAGTTAATAATTGAAAACTTCCGCTGGTACCTGAGATAGGTACATTATTAATAGCCCCAGAATCATCTAGTGCAGGACCACTGTATATGGTGTTGGTACCAGGAAATACAGCAAACCAACTGATTTCCGGAGTGCTTACTCTATCAGTTTTCCAATTAAGTTGTATACCATCTCCACCTTGTATGTTATACGATGCGCTTTCGATACTCCAAAAACTACGAATAATAGTCTTTTCTATTCTACCCACACTGCCAGCGGTAGTAATGGTTCCAGTTAATGATCCATCAACAAAATCTTGTGGTTGAATAGTGCCTATGCCTAATCCTTTAACAGTGATAATTTGACTGTTAGCTAAGATTTTACCACCGGATTTTATCCTGACAATGAATTGTTTGCTCATAATATGTATTTACACCTTGACATTAACTAGGTATTTTAAGATGCACCTTGTGAGCCACTCACAAAACTATAGGCCTTTGTATAGCTAGCTGTTGCAGTTGCTACCCATATACGCATGATAAAATTTGTACCAATTGTAAACAATCCAGTAAATATGTTTACCCCTGAAGTTAGATTCCCACGTCGTAATCCAGTAAAGTCGACTCCGAATTGGTCATTAGCTGGTGGTACTCCATCGTAGATACTAACATAACTATCAGTATTACTGCCCGGCATAACTTCTGGAAAGTAAGTACCTACGGTTATTTCAACTGTAACCTTTGTAGCTGCTGAAGTTACTTCAAACGCCGGAAATAAACTGCCATTGATGTCAAGATGACCAAACCTTATTATAGGATCAGATTCGGCTAATACATTAGGAATACCTGCGGTATTATTTTTTACAATGATTGTCTGGCGCACTACTATGCGCCCATCTCGTTTTACTGTAATATAGACATTTTTATCGGCATTTACTATCTGAGAAGTAAGTGTAACCGGGCTGCTTCTGTACATTTGGGCATCGGGAATAGAATTTACTATTAGTGTACCAGTCGACACAGTAATAGCAGCGGTGTCACTAGACTCAATAGTAAATGACGATATTCCCGGCGGCTGATTCAGACTATAGGTTGCATTCTGCGACGTCCCTTCATTCATTGTATTAGTAGATAAATCTAATACATGAACATCATTGCTAGTTTCATTAAAAGTTGCACCAGGAATTGTATTCAGATATTTGTAGGCTAAAACCCAAAACTCTTTAACCGCTGTAGCACCAGTGGTAGTATTCTTGAATGTAAATTTATATTTGTATGCAGTTTCTAATTTTCTGTCACTGTAAACTACTATACTTCCACTCGGGTAGGATCCGTCGACATTAGGAGGTCTGTCAATGACAGTTAGACGAGCAGTCTTAGTAACCCCGGCCCCAATTGGACTATAATAATCTTTTTGATACTGAGTTAATACCGGAAAGCCATTTTCGCCACCGTGTACATCAATCGTTATTGATCCCGAATTGGATATTTTTGATCTTTTTGTTACATATCCAATATGCCTGGTGTGTGTCCATGTTCCTTCTGCAACAGTAAACATAGTGTAGTCTGTATCATTAATTTTTTCAACTGTTGTATATACAGGAGCTTCAACGGAGATATCATCGCCGGGATTTCCTGTCACCGTCCAAAATATCGGCTCTGTTGGATTGTAAGCATTTACTGATCCTTGTGCTGTTACTACAGTAAATCTAGGTGTAGCTGTGGCTGTTACTGTAAACGGGGCTGGGGTACCATATTTGTATTCGTACTCTACAATGTTTTCGGATTTAGTAAACTTAAAAGTGAATAATACTCGGCCTTGGTCCGGAGAGGTCGACGGAATCTTTTCATCATCAAAAAAGTATTCGCCTGTTTTGCTCTTAGGAGCCGATTCACCAAACGAAATTTGTTTACCGGAATTATCATAGATAGTAAAACTACGTTGAACTGTTTCGCCGGGCGCAGTGCCAGTGATAACAAATTTGAATGTTTCATTCTTATTAAACAAATATGCACCAGACTGGTGTTGTGTAGTCATTGATGTGACATAACCAGCAGTTACAAATTCATTGTAATGGGTAATTCTATAATTAACTGTGACAGATCGGGTAGTATCAGTGGAATCTTTGATGATTCTTTGGTAGACTGCTGCCTGAGCTACTTCACCATATTTAACTATGAATCCAGTGGCTATGCCGGATGCTGGGGTAGTAACACTTTGTCCGGTGTAAACATTAACAGCATTATATATATCATACTTCCTATTAGGTGCACCACTGAGACGATCAGCTGTGTTACTTCTTGTAATAATACCAGCTTTGTTACATATAATCTCATCAGGAACAAACACAGAATAATTAGCTCCGGCAACAGTTACACTAAAGCTCGTAAAAGCACTAACTGTCCCAGTGAAAGTCCAGGTATAGGTACCTAAGGTTACTACTGTACTTCCTGTTGGCACCAGCACACAAAACCCACTGCCATTGGAATCCAGGTTTAATACCGCGCCCGGTAATCCGTTGCCACTGCTCACAGTTACTTGTTCAAGACCGGCGCCTTGAATAGATACTTTAATTTGTTCCCCAGACACTATTGAAAATCTATCTGGATCCAATGTTACTACTAGTTTGCCTGAATAAAACTTTACTTCAATTGTGTCAGTAGTTTTAGTCTTAGCAGAAGTAAACATCCATTTATAAGGAGTTTTTCTAGGAAGAATTGGTTGACCACTGAAACTAACTGATTTAGAGCTCTCGGTTAGTACTGTATTACTACCAACCCCTACTATACTAAGAAGTTCAGTGGGACTTTTTCTATTTTCGACTCTGCCCCAATTTGTATAATGTGTATTTGCATAATCAGTTTTGGTTTTTCCTTGGCTATCTCTTTCCCATGCCGCAGCTACATCTGGATAGTAATCAAAATAGATATTATCTAAATACCATTGGCCCGGTGGAATGTACTCCCAGCTTACAGTGTCACCGGGCTCACTGAGAATATTAACAGTTAATGCCGATAGACTTGTTATGATTGTAGGTCCGGCCACTTGCAAAGTTGATGGTAAACTGCTAGGGCTTACTGTGACCGTTGTGGATCTAGTAAATATTGTCTTATTATTGCTTTTATAAGGACCAAAAGCAATAAACTGGACCGAATTTGACGGTACATTCACTGTATCCGGACCTTCAATTTCCAGGGTGTACGCAGTGAAAGGTGTAAGCGTTGTACTTAATTTTTCTTTAATGGCAGCGGATGTTCCAATTTTTTTCCCAATAAACGTATGTCTGATTCGGGACTGTGAAACATCTTGAGTCTCAATAATAGTGTCTTTCGAGGGCGAAAGACCTCCAAAACTCGCCAACAATGCTCGCATGGGTTTGGTTATTTGTATTGCATCAAAACTAGTTACAGCTATTATTCTTCCTTCTGGAACATTATCTATTTCGGTGATAAAATCCTTAAAGGCACTATAAGCGTCATGGTACATATCAGTAAGGATTGGTCGACTTGTTCCATTGCATCTACCACGGTTAACCATCACACTACTAAAATTAGTTGAAAAAGCACTGGGATTCGATGGAGGCGCCCAACCAAGCGAATAATTTCCCGGGCCTCCAACTTGAACAAATTGTATTCTAATGGGATACAATTTGTTAGCTAATAATTCTATACTAGCACCAGCTGGTTGTTTCAGCCTGGATATAAATGTAGCATTTTCCCAGGTGTACCCCGATACCGCTTGATCACCGATCCATACCGCTAACAGATCGTCCACCGACGAGTCAAAATAGTATCTTCCGGCGCCATGTGCAGCTAGGAAAAAACCTGTCCATTGTATACTGTAGCCCGGCGTTACCCAATTTTCAGAAAAACTAAAATTTCCTACAGAGTCAATCTCTTGTGATTTTATAGTCATGGTGTCAAACGACTGAGCAGAACCAGCGGGCTCTGCGTATGTTGTCTTACACCAACCAGGTAGATTGACTTCAGGAATTAATTTAGTTCCGCCGCCCCATGTATCAATAGTGACTATTCTTTCGCAAACCGCGGTCTTTTCATTAATAGTGGCAATAGTATGCCCACGCCCATAAGTGTGATTTATTTTAGTTGTAACGGTATCAATGGTTATTGAAATGTAAGTATTTTCAAGTAAAGGATTGGAGGTAAATTCATTGAAATGACTAGCCTTAGCTGTAATGGTTACTAATTTTTTCTTGGTGCTAAGAGCCATTTCACCAAAATTGACAACTTGATCATCTAACAACTTCTTATCTTTGTTTTGTACAACAACACTTGTACCTCCAGACGAACTAAACTTTGGCACTCCGGCCCCGGTTGCAAGAGTTTCGGTATTAGGATTCACGACTTGTAATGTAACACCTTCGATGTCTGCCCCTTCAACATCTAATAATACGCTTTTTCCAGCTGATACCGCCGTAGATCCCGGAGTAATAGAATACTTAACTGCCGGCATCGTAAATAATTTACTGCCAGACCCGCGTTGTGCGTCAGTTATTACAACTGTGAATCTATAAAGTTTATAACTGTCAGGGAGATTAGGAACGCCTGATATTCTACCACTGCTGCTTAATTTAAGCCCTGGGGGCAGTGAACCATCTAGTGAATAAGTAACGGTTCCTCCGGTAATACCAGTGCTAATTAGCTGTTCGTTATATTCGATATTATGTACTGCATAATATAACTCAGTGGCATTTGCAATAGTAATCACCGAAGCATCGCGATCAGTGACTATAAGATCATAAGTTTTTGTTCCAGAATTATTAGCACCGTCTTTCACAGTAACCACTATAGGATATTTGGCCATACTGCCGGTGGCAGGAGTACCCGATATTAAGTATCGATTCGACCCAACGATTCCACCCATTGGACCTACACTTATTCCAGTGGGGAATACACCGGTGGTACTACCACTCAAAGTAGTAAATGTCCATGTCAGTGGTGCCACCGTCCCAGGCGAAACCATTTCTACACCTTGTTGATATTCAGTTCCAACTTTAGCAATGTTTAATTGCTCGGGATGGATTAATAAACTAATAGGGGCAGCTATTACTAAATTATATGACTGTTCGCCCGATCCACCATTGGTATCAACTACTTTAATTACTATAGGATATGAACCACTACTAGTGGGCGTGCCAGATATTATACCACCGGCGGTTAAAAAGTTTATACCAGTAGGCAATGATCCAGATAATAAACTGAATGTATAGTTACCATTGCCACCGGATGCTGTTAACTGTTGAGTATATGCTTCACTTACTTTGCCAGGCGGAAGTAAAGTAGGACTAATAATTAAACCGGCCCCATTGACTATAATTGTCAATGATGCACTCCCAATACCAAAATCAACAACACCAGTGGCTGTAAGAGTAAAGTTATAAGTATTCGGTACAGTGGGTGTTCCAGTGATCGTGTATTTTGATCCAATCTTTTCTAATTTCAGCCCAGTGGGCAATGTTCCACTGGTTTGCTCTACTATATGGTTACCGTCCCCACCTACAACAGTGAGTTCTTGTGTGTATGCAACACCAACACGACCATTGGGCAAAGCACTAGGAAGTATACTAAGAACAGGTGGAGGGGTAGCACTGGTATCTAGTATAGATATAGGCGGACTGGTATAAAAGGGATCTAGTTTACCGTCTTTTACATAAAATGCGACTTTGAATTTTTCTTCGCCTTCGGTATAATTGTCTGCATTTGCAGTCAAATTGAAGGTTCCCGAATCGTTACTTAATTCAAATCGAGTTGACCCCGTAAAGTCTGACGCAGTTATTGCGCCCAGTGGAACCATTTCGGCTATGATTACTTTAGTTCCTCTATTAGTAAAAGAGTACGTAAATGTTACAGTATTATCTGTGGTTTCATTTATGCTAACTTTATTATACGTGAAAGCTAGCATAGCAACTTCAAACGTCGGTATAGCAGGTTCGTCCGGTACAACAAAAGGAGGTATTGGAATCGGAATAAAAGGCGTTGGGGTTAAAATAACACACCCAAACTCATCCTGTATTTGTTTTAAGGATAACGATGTGTAGCCGGGCTTAGGAGTCCAATACGGTAAAGTCACGCTAGTTTCCCGGTACCTTCAATTCCTGACAGCTTGGACTCAAGCTCTTTAATTGACTCAATTAACAAAGGTACCAGCATTTCGTAGTTAACTGCCAGTGAACCATTTTTTCTACGTATAACAGCTTCGGGTAGTACCTTCAAAACTTGTTGCGCTACTACACCAGCATGATCACGATCTAGGTCTTTGTCAATGGTCTTATCAGCGTCCCAACGATATATAATACCATCTAAACTTAATACTTTACTTAGTGCATTGGTAATTTTACGTACATCAGTTTTAAGATCAATATCCGATGATGTATATGCTACAATATCACCTTCAGCTTTGATATCACCAGAACTGGTAATTTCTACTACACGACTAGCTAGTAATGTTTTAGCTTGTGTCAACCAAATTTCTAATTTGGTGCCGTGTGCAGTTTGACTCCAATTTTCAGCAGCTTGAAAATTAACATAACCTTGAATTTCGCTAAATGATGAACCATCATAACCGTGTGCTGCAATACCACCTAAGATATCGTTGCCTATTACTGCGCTACGACTACCACTTGTTCCACGGCTACGTCTAAAGTGTAGCACACTACCAATTCGTTCGTTTGGCCTGAATCCGTAACTGTCAATGACCAGTCTGGCACTCTTACCGCCGGCGGTATCATCGCCGTGTAAATGCACAATGGTTTCATTGATGCCACCTACTGGCGCAGAAAATACACGATTAAACGCAGTATTACCATTGATTTCTAATTTACTGGTAGGCCTTGTACTTTTGCCAATTCCCATATTACCACTGGCAGGCTCAAACACAATACCTTTGTTACCGGCTACCTTAAAAGGTGGTGCACCATATTCTGTTTGTACAAATGTAACAAAATGCACAGCAGTGCTTTCTTGATCTAATTGTACTCCACTACCGGCAGCAGTCCAAGTATCGCCATTCCACAACTTTAGAATTTTATCAGTGTCGTCATACCATAACTGGCCTTTCATCGGGCTAGCTGGTGGATTATACCCAGTAAAGTTTTCAGTTATGCGTACTAAATTTTCATTTAGAACTTCGCCGTAGTTACTGTAATTTTTACCTATTAGAGTCAAGCTAGTTGCTACACTGTCGCTGGTACCTTCTTCAATGGCAACTAAAAACTCTCCGTTGCTTTTATTAATATTATACATTAGTCAAACTCCGTTAGGCCACTGTAAGTACATAGGTTCTTACATTTGATCCTACAAAATTGTAAGCAGTACTTGACGGAAATGTAAAGCTATAAGTGTATGTGCCGGCCACTGTATAAGTTCTAGATGTTTCTGTAAAGTTTCCATTTACATCTAGTGTTCTAGTAACTGTACCAGGAAATCCTGTAGCAGTGTCACCTGGGGCAGCCGGAACAAAAGTACTGTATATGGTTACAACCTGGTTAGGTGGACCACCTCGCACAGCTAATTGCAATGGCTGATTTAATCCAATGCTGAAACTACCTAATGTGCCAGAATTTGGCATGATATAAGGATCGTAATTAGGTAGCGTACTAAGACTACTAGCAGTTAGGTTTGTTAAACTCTGTATACGTAAAGTATAATCAATTTGAATTAATCTGTTCAAACTTTTTTGTATAGGATGAAATACTACATGAGTCAGTAATTTACCACTGCCCGGTCCGGCTGGACTGTACGATTTTAATCCAAGCTCATCAAATACAAAATTATTATCTAGTGTGGTAGCATTGTCAAAAGGCAGTTGTCCGCCAGGATCACCGTAGTCTAATAAACAGGTTACTAATACATCACTGTAAAAAGTACCAGCAACGTGACGCACACTCATATGATTACGCAATGGATCACGATTATCGATACTGTGTCGATCCACTACTTTATAAAAAGTTGGATTATAAAGATCGGCACTTTGTGTATTAACATTAGGTGGTAGGTAACTGATTACTCCCGAGCTATTAATACTAGTACCACCGCGTCCAAAATGCATCTCGCTGACAAAATGCTCTTTAGCATTAGCCAATGAATTAGCTAGCGCGAAACTGATATTTTCATAATGAATGGCATTGTGTTTATCAACAAACACTTCTAGGGTTTCAGGATCAAATATTTTCAAAAAACCATCAATCTTATACTGTGAATTTTCCATGGTTAGGCACGACCTTGTGTTATTATCTTTCCAGTTTCAGGATCAAATATTTTCAAAAAGCCTTGAACAAAAATACCACCACTGTCATCGGGTTCATGATTTTCTGGGGGAGTCGGTTCTAGTTCTTCTTGCATTTTATTCGGACTATCGTTATTTATCATAATTTTTACCCCTGAAATTAAGAGCTTGTTCCTTCGCTGGTATTTACATCAGTACCAGGAAACTTTCTACTTGGGCCCCATAAAATTCTTACAGCACCAGAACCACCTTCGCCGCCCATCTTAATTGTAGCAGCACTGCCACCAGAACCACCACCGCCATATAGTCCGCCCTGGCTGAGTTTACCTTCGCCAATGCTAGCATTCTGTCCATTGCTACCACCTAGACCTCTTCTTTCTGTTGGATTTGGATTGTATTTTCCGCCGGCGCCATTGATGTCTTGTCCATATAACCCTACACCACCGCCACCACCAGCGCTGGGTCCGGCTGCGCTGTACTCACCGGCACCGCCACCACCACCTCCCCCGAATCCATCAGAGCCGGCTTTACCAAAGTTACCTCCAGCACCACCGGCTCCAGCATAACCACCAGCTCCGCCGCCACCAGTGCCGTAGCCTAGTACTTCTTGGCCTCCGTTACCACCAGCCCCACCGCCTTGTCCAGCAAACAAGCCACCTTGTCCGGCTCCAGCTGTTAGGTTAATACTTTTTACTCCGCCGCGTCCCCCGAATCCGGCTACAGTTGCAGTTGATATAAAGTAACTATCTCCGCCGTTGCCACCGTCGACGTTGTAACCAGCTGATCCACCATTGCCTACTACTACGGTATATGTAGTACCGGGAACCACTGTATAATTGTTGATCCAACCTAGGCCGCCGCCTCCGCCGCCCCCGCCGCCCTGACCTTCAGCAGCATAACCACCGCCACCACCTCCGCCAACAGCTAATACACTGATCTTTGTAACATCATCAGGACAAGTCCATGTAAAGGCGCCGGGTGTAGTAAACACAGCGTCTCCATTGGGTTGGACGGATACCACTGGCAAACTAACTGGCTCACAGTATTCTACTCTGATACTGCCACCAGGCGGAATGCTTAAGCTATAAGTAGCTTGCGGTGTTACTTGTACAGTGGTACGCATAAATGGTGCAGGATTACCATTTTGTCCACCGTAGAATATCACTGTATTGTCAAATCCAGCAGCAACACCATTGGTACCGCCACGGTATTCTTCGTACTGTGTGCCATCAATGGCATATAATTTTGGCTCGCTGATTGGGGTAGCAAAAGTACTACCCCAACCATTGCCCAATTTGGCTTTGACGCCACCGATTTTCAATCTTACTCTAGCAGCATAATAGAATTCATATAACCTTCCTGCTACATACACTTTGGTTAACCAACTTAAACCTCCATCATTGATACGTAAAGATGGTATACTATTATAGTAAGTAGTTGCTGAATTTTCAATATCTAGGCTAGTAATAAACGAAGGCGCAGTTGGCTCAATTCTGGCAAAGACCGGACCAAAACCTGGCAGGCCTGTAGTCCAAGAGCTTTCCCACTGTGGGTTGATTTGCGTTCCGTCTGATCCTTTTCCTACTAGCGTTAAAGCAGTTACTCCTAGTGGAATCGTAATTGTTGTTGAAGTTGTGTATGTATTTGAAACCAATTTGTATCCATCCTGACATGTTCCTGGGGTAAATGTTGGCACTACCAATGGCGGGATAGGTGTTGGTGTAGGCACTGGCACTGGTACCGGAGTTGGTATTGGTGTAGGCACTGGCACTGGTACCGGGGTTGGTATTGGTACCGGAATCGGCGGCTCTGTGATGGCTGCAGGTGTAGGGACCACTGGAGGTACTGGTATAGTGTAGTCTGTTAGATACAGTGTACTAGCACGAGCCTGGCTAACATCCTCAACTCTAGATCCAGATGGATGCGTTTGAGCGATACCGGTTCCATCAATGCCTCTACGAATTTGCCCTAGTACATTACCAACCTTAGTATAATAACTTATACGCTCTCCATTAATGTAGACGATCCCAGGCAATACTGCACCAGGATTAGGTATAGTTAAGATACTGCCATTGGTCACTGTGATATTAGTATCTGTAACTAACAATGGTAGTGCCAATGTAGTTACTGTTGACGGAGTAAATGCTGTGCCTGTAACTACATCATTCATATTCTTAAAATATCTAAATCCAGTATCAGTGCTATTAGAAGTAACTACACGAATGTCAACTGTTTCATAAGTCCTGCCCGGTACTAATTCTTCTGGAGCATGACTAAACAATGCATCAACAAATCGTCCGCCACTGAGTATGATATTCCCGGCATTTAATCCTTCAGTGCTACCAAAAGTATCGCCAATTAATATTGTGTCTAGTCCCACGTCGCTGCTGAAATCATAGGCTGGGGCACCACCGATACCAGGAACTAATTGTTCTAGGTCTTTAGATATGCCTAAGTTAGTTTCGGTGTCAGGCACATAGTAAGCCATAATTCTATCATTGGCATTGTTAAATGTACCACTGTTTAATTCTTGTACATAACCAAATTGGAATTTAGAATTTGCTGGCATTTTGCTAACTACTAGATAACCACGACCATTATAACTCAATAGTGTACCGGGGTTGTATGCTACATTAGCTACCCAATTTACAACACTGCTGGTATACCAAACTCTATCAAAACGTATAGTGGTTTTAATTTTGCGTGTGGTATAATTTTCTAGTCTGGCGATTAATTGAGCACGCCTTGGGGCAACATCTCCGTCTAGGAATCCCACTGGACGTCGTGTTACATTCCACCCAGTTCCATTCCAAATCCAAGATTTATTACCCATGGTGTAGGTTTGGTTTGGTGCAGGATTAGTTGGGAAACTTATAGCAGTTCCGATACTGTATAATCTTGGATCTGCTTCCAGTGGGACCAAATAACCACCACGTAGTGCAAAACGTACACTAGCATATGCAGTGGTACTGTTATTTGTTAATCCAGCATAGTTTTCAATTCCGTTGCCTTCACCTGATTCAGGAATACCCACTAAGACATAGGCACTACGATAACGGAAATTGCTGCTACCAAATACTGCACGACTTGCGCCACAACGATACATGCTTTCAGCTAGTCCACCGTAGAACCTATTAGTCTGCGGTTCATCGTAGGTATGCACTACTACAATATAGTCGCTGGTGGTATTATCTAAATCAACTGCTAATCGTTTAGCTTCATCTATGCTACCGAAAACATCATACTGACTAGTGAACACATGCCGTCCGTCAACACGTCGGATACGATGCATAGTATAACTACGAGCAGGACTTGACCATAATACCGTATTTTCAGTGGTATTACGCAGGGTAAATGTATTATATGTTTTTCCCGAAGCCGATGTGTCAGACAACCCAATTGAAGTAACCACATAGTCGAATGTTCTTGTATCACTAGCAATAGTACCTCCGTTACCAATTACTTGTACCTCGGGTGCCATTAAGTAACGATTTCCGCGTTGAGTGAGTACAAGATTATCTATGCCGAAAGTTCTAGGATCTAGTGTTACTTCAGCTTTTGCATCCTCGCCAATTGCCGAATCAAGTCTATTAAAAATTATTTCCGGTGCTACTAATGTGGTTTCTGTAGATCCACGATATCCATATCCAGTGCTGTAGATATCTACTTGTTCAATTCTGTAATGATAGTTACGTAACCAATCTTGATATTGACCAGACATTAACAATTGTTGATCGTAAACCATGTCACCATTAGGAGGCCTGAAAGTTTGTAGTCTAGTGTCCCAATATGCTGGCACATCAAAGTCGGTTATGTTAGTCGAATATACATCAACCTCACTGTAATTTAATATAAATTGACGAAGCTTTGTTCTATATGGTTTAACCTCGGCAATGTATTCTTCGATGTTCTTTTGACGATCTTTAATAAATCCTGGTTGCTGCTTAAATCCTTCGATAGATTGTTTTACGCTAATAAAGCTAGTCTTAAAGAACCAATCAATGTACTTTTGCTCAGTGAGTATATAATCTATAATATAGTACATGATTTTATTGTATTCTACTTCTAGATCATTGACGAGTAAGTCTTCTTTGAGTCCTTTCATGATCCAACGTAACTCGTAATCAAGATTATAATCGAACCCCAAGGAATCAAAACGCTCAGTATCGAAGCCCCAGTTACGATAGAACTCCTTGCCAATTTGTATAGTTCCATTGGATAGACCAATCAATTTTGGACGTAGGATTCCATCTACACTCTGGTACTGATAAATTTCAAAATCTCCAGTACTTTCGAAGTCACCGTTGTATGCGGCCGCAACCTCACTATACACACTTAGTTGATAAACTTTAACAATGTCACCATGTTGTAGATCTAATTTATGAACTTCGGTAATATTTGGTACAATGTAATTTGGTTTAGTCCTAGAACTAAATCCTTCAGCATACCAATCAACAAAGCTCCAATATCTTCTTGTGTCAAAGCCCTGTCTTTTAACCAAAGTAAATCCGTAATAGGTATAGGTGGCAGGATTAGTAGTTACTTGTATAGGTAATATAAATGCATAACTCTTTTGAAAATCTGCATAATCAAAAATGTAACTTGTTCTATTAGTAGCAATTATCGAAATTTCGTAAATAGACCAATGGTCGCCCATGGTTTCATCATAATTAACCAATACACGTTTACCTGGCCCGGCTACTATAGCTGCCAAATCAGCAAAACTTGTCGTTTGATCAGTGTAAGAATTAGCAGCTGGTCTGTCAACTGCATAAAAATTATCTAGGTAATCGTTTGGTAGATCGGTTAGCCTGTCAGCTACAGGATGCTTTATCAACACCGAGTTAATGTATTTGATTACGTTTTCTCTAGCCTCTATACGATCTACTATCACACTTTGGCGCGGGTAATTTTCTATACCATACCTGCGTGTGTAAGGCAAGGCTGCGTCAGGAACTAAGTTACCTTCAGAGTCAATGCCACAGATACTGTCTATAATTTTTTGTTCAAGTCTTTCAGGAATTGGAGTATCGGGATTACCTTCTTGTATGATACCAAAATCGGTATGAATAATGTTTTCGGTGAGAGTGCGTTTACTACTAATGTATAGCACACTATCATCACCTTGTACATAAGGACCAACATTAAACAAACTTACTGCGTTATCCTTGAGAGCAACCATAAATGGTATATTCTGCGAGAAAGGATTTTCAATAAATTTTTCAATGGCTGCTACACTAAGACGTTTAGCAGGATTAGTTTTTTCTGTTTTAGCACGTACCCAATAGAAATAACGAGTAGTAAATCCGTTACTGGCCGGATCTACACGTACTACACTGGTATAATTACTATCATCAGGATAGAGAGGAACGCCATCTCGTCCTTGTTGAACATATATGCTTGGTAGTACATCTGTTTCGATCCATTCATATACTTCTACTTTGCTGCCAGGAAATAATTCTCCCCAGTGCTGTTCTCTATAAGCAAGACTACCTTGCTCATAAAAACCAAATCTGCAATTGTCAAGATTCCACCAGTAGGTACCTACATAATCTTCTCTCCAGCCATAGTATGGGTCATATGGGCTAGGATTAACTGCACTAGCTGCATTATACTGTGCAGGATCTATGCTGGTTGTATAATCAAGATCTTGTTGCGAAGCACCTAATAATCTTCCTTTAACTGGATCGTAAATGTCTAAACGTGCTAAAATATGTTTGGTTTTGTTATTATAGATATAGGCATTACCAATGCTGTCGACATCAACCTGTAACTCATAGTCTCTTACGCGATTGAACTTGTACACTGGATTAATTACTGCAACTGTATCTAAGAATACTTCAGCAATATTTCCTGAAGTATTGTCAGGTCTAACCGACGTTTCGTCCTCGATAGCTTCAATGGTCCAGTATAAGTCCTCGGTATCTTCGCTGCTGAGAATAGTAAAGTTTATACTTTCACCAGTGTCAATCTGCGGAATAAGCATGCCACTACTGACTAGTTGTTGTGCTTCGTCACTGATACGTATTTCGTTTTCAATATTTTCTATATGTTGATTTAGTTCTTTAGTTAAATCGGTAAACACACGACTTACAAACCGATCAAGTTCCACCTGTGTAGCATTTCTTAGTAGATACTTTTGATAGAATGTATTCACAATACTGGCTACATCGTCGGCAGTAACTCCATCACGAATGCCGGCCACTGTGGTAGGCATAGGACCAGCATCACAATTTTCTATTCTAATACTATAGGTATTTTCATAACGCACATTAGTTACTGTTTGAGTAGTATTAGCATAGGTTTCGATTTCTGGACTATATACTCTCCATGTACCTAAACCGGCATCGTCTACATACAATAAATCATCAGCCATCCAAGCTCTCTTAGGCTTGGTTTTTCTTAGATGATTCATGTCATCAAAACGCATAGGTTGGAAATCAAAGATTGTGCTATTGAGTCCGTAGGTATCACTGTTGTTTAGGAAATTATTTTGTTCTTGTGTTCCTTGTATAGTCACGGTAGAGTTGTCGCTGTATAACACACGATAAACACCGTCTAATCCATCAGCTACGCCACGAATAGCAATGATGTCACCTTCCACTATGCCATGGTATTGTTGACTTAATTCCTGTCCACTATTGATAAATTGATAGACAATATTTCTAAAAATAACTTCTAGGTCGTTTAGTTCAATGCCACGATTGATGTATTCTCCTACCCAGTAATCTAGCCCGCCTTGTTCACCATTTCTGTAAGCGTACTTAAGATACCAAGAATTTACAATAGCAGCAACATCGTCAGCAGTAAAACCATCCCTGGTTCCGGTTACAGTAGTGTCTAAGGGCGGCCCTTTCCATAGATTCACTGTGATCTTATTGTCTAGATCTGGCTGCATACTTTGTACCACAAACTCGTTTTGTAGTAGTCTGTAGACTTGCCACTCATGATTAAAATCTTTAGCTAACCATATTTTATAACCAGTTTCAAATTTGCTGAGATCAATTGAAGTAAATGAGTACTTTGAAATGTCAAAAATTTGTTTGTGTACTTCATCGTTCTTAACATAGCCAGCAGTGATAACATCATTCTCGTAGCTTTCTTGGTTGCCCTGATTGCGATCTCTAATAGCAGTACGCACTGCTGGTGCTAGTAACTCCCTGACCAATGCACGATATCCATGCTGGTTAGGTATCATTGGATCTACATCCAAGTAATCTTGCCAATTTGGGATTTCGGCAGGATCAACTACATAATCTCCGCCTAATACTGCTACTTCACGCATGGCGTTTCTGTATTGTTCTAGTACACCGGTTTTGTTCCAATTAGTTCTAGGATCAATTAAACCATTCTCAGTAGGTAAACTCATATTCACCGGAGGTGGTAGTACCCAGATTATCGCAGTCTTTCTGTTCAAATTGGCACGAATGTTTTCTAAAGTATTTTTATAATAGTCTACTTCAATTCGTTGTTTAGCATCGTTTAGCCCGTGATTGATAATTACGATGTCAGCGTCGATGTCATCGGGCCATGGGCCATTGGCACCATCAGTGCCAGCAAATAATTCACTGCTGGTGCTGCCGCCTACTGATCTTGTAGTGACGGAAATTAAACTATCATCGGTCAGGGCCGAATACAACAAATAATCCACTGGCTCGTCGACACGTTGCCCTACCCGATCAATGTTGCCATCTTCTTTTACTTTACAACCGTCGGGACTTTCAAGATAGGTAAATGTATAACTTTCGCCTTCGTTTGGTGTTTCGATACTCCAGTACAGTGTTTCAGTAGTTTTAATACTCATTACACTGAAGCCGATTTCTTGACCTGCACGTACTCGATCTAGTACTCGAATATCCACTACACGATCAGCGAATACATCTTCTTGTGTAGGACTTTCAATTGAGTACTCTAATTTTTCAATTAACTGTTTACTACGAACAGAAATAGTTAAAGGCTGTCCTGGGTATGCACTGCTTACAGTGAAATCAATTTCGTTGTCAGCCTGCAACTGGCGATCTAATTCGGTTGGCGATTCAATAACGTATTCGAGATCTTCAACGCTGAGAGTTGATTTAGCAGCGATAGTTATAGCATCTCCTACACTACGACTATCAAATATTAACCCGTTATCGTCTAATAGTTGCACACCATAAGTAGTAGATCCTAGTACATCAATATCATATCCCAGGTTTTCTACTACACTGATACTATAGGCTACTAATTCGCTAGGCTGTGTACCGCATATGAGATTATCACCAAACAATTCAATCTTGGCTAGTCGTGTTTTAATGCGTAGGTCTAAATCCTCAACTAATTTATGATTTTGACTGTTTCTGTTTAAGAACAAATGCGGATCAAAATCTGCACTCATGTTTAACAGTTGATTTGGATATACAGCAGGAATACTAGAGGAATCAGGAGTTTGATTGTAATTCAAAAACTCAAAGCTAGTTGGGTTTCTGTTAAACACACTCTCACGAATCATCATAGTTAATTCTGGGTTGGCGTCAATGGCGCCATATTCACCTAGTCGTGCTCCCCATTCTTCATAGAGCTGTATGGAACTACTGATATCATCAAAGTCGCCTTTGATCAATGCTTCCATGGCGTTTAATGTACCTTTGTGCTTGATCATGCCTTGGTAAAACTTGAGCTGACTGGTTTCATCTAACCCAAGTTCACTAAGATATGTTCTGGTACGATACCCAATTAATCCACTGCTAAAGCGTGCTAGATTTTCATCAAGAGTTTCGCTGTCAACATTATAGAATTCGGTTAATCTGCTGGCTAACAATGCAAAGTTAGGAACTAATCCAGACTCTACTATGGTATCCGATTCTTTCCAAGAATTAAAATTAAAGTTGACATCGGGCGAAATGTTTTGCATGGCCACATACACACGATTTCTGTATTCAACACTGTCACCTTTGCGATATTCTTGATTTGGTTGCCAGGCTTGATAACGACTATCTACATGTAAAAAACCAGGTGGTGTAAGTTGCCCATCCCAGTTATCAGTTTTGCTACCTACTAGTTTTAATCTATACTGTCTATTACCTAACTCAGGTTTATATAGTATGTCGTTAAACACTGTGACATTGTCAAATATCATTACGTGTTCATACTGAACCAGGCTCAAATCAGCAAATGCCACTGTTTGACCACTGATAGTGTAAATGCTGGTTCTAGAATTGTCACGCAGCACACTGAAGTCATTTTTCTTAAGGACATTGAAATTTGGTCCCATCAGCTGGCTATCATAGACACTGTTAACCAAACTATCTACTACTGCATCGGTGCTAACAATGTTGAGCTTGTCTACCACTGGACTTAATACTAGTACATTGCCAGGTCCCCAGCCTTGAAGGCTCCAGGTTAAAAATTCTTTAGCACTTAGAATCCAATCACGAACTACCGCTAATGTATTGTCATAGTTGTCGAACACAAAACCCTGTGCTACTAGGAAACGCTGATAGCTAACTAAAAAGTCTACAACTTGTTGGCGACTAGTAAATTCAAATCCATAAGGAATAATAATTTTTTCGGATCTAAATTGCTGATAGATCGTAGCAGCGGTGTCAAGAACAGAAATGTTATAGTATGTACCAGATGTTTCACTAGGAATGATTGTAAAGAAAGGATTGCGAAGATTATATCCGGTCACAGTCCAACCTTGATTGCTCTTTTCTACAATTACAGCACTGTACACAGCGCGATCAACCGGAACACTTTTGTTTAGTTGTATTTGATAATTTTCATCTGGGATAATTACACTTTCGCTGACACTGCCTGGACTAAACTGCTCAGCTAGTACTTGTATATACTGCTTGTCAGTGAACCCCCCTAATTTATGGACAAGATTAACGTCGGTGTTTTGAAGTAGTCCGGTGAGTTTAGTTACTGGATCAATTCCTAACCCAATTAGATACGAATATACCCAATTAATGTATCCAATTGGTCGAGCTACATCTGTATCAGTGGGCGTACCTAAGACTGATATTTGATTTATGTTGTGTCTTTTATGACTAGCAAAATTCGCAAATTGTCGATCGCCACCTATGCTTTGTGGACCATACGAACTAATATCAAATAGTCTGCCAAAATACTGTGCAGGCTTAAGCAAAGCCATGGCCTTCTGCAAAGCAAACACATAATCACTAGTTCTTCGCCATGCTGACTCAACCGGACCGTGATCCCCTACACTAAAACTTCTACTAAAGGTTTGGGTGTTGAAATTTTGTACTATCAAGCCCATTGGTGGTATTAGATTACCATCTGTGCCAACTGGCACAATTTCACTGAAGCGTGGTCGACGATATAAATCACTGCGTCTGGTATTAACACCAAATTCAAATCTAGAACTGCTCGCTCGATAATTAAAATCTACTTCCTCCGCAGTTAAAGTACGATTGTACAGCATAAAGGGACCAAATTCAGCTTTGGTGTTAGTGGTCATACAACTGCTGCTATATCCACCCCCTAATGTATACTGTAACGAATTTTCTGCTGTGCGATCAACATAATCGTGAGTTCCGGTGCTGACTGTGGCCGTTAGTTTTTGTTTGCCGTTAATATAACAACGCACTGTATTATTGCCAGAATTGTTATACTGATAGGTAACTGTAACAAACTGCCAAACACCTGTTTCAACAAATGATCCTAGTGCTTGAATATTGTTAGTACTGCCGCCTGACGAATTCCACCAGTAAAATCCTTGGTCACTGATATAGAATTGCCAAATACACTTATCGTCATTGCCAGACAATGCCCCGGCACTGCCTGTACTTAATAATTTACTACCAGCAGGGCCTTCGAGTTTTTTGACCCAGAATCCAATGGTAAAATCTCCATTGCCAAATCTATCTGTGCCACCAGCATAGGTTTCGATATCAATACGATCACCAACTGAATTCGAAATTCCACTGTTGTATCCGCCGGTACGCATGATACCACCATGCTCGGAGCTATATTTGATATTATTTTTTAGATAACCGTTGTTTCTAGTAGAATCAACCAAATTAAGAAATGTATTGCCTTGGCTATAACAATCTGTATTACCCCAATCGTAATATAATTGCAGTCCATTGGCAATAACCGGGCTAGGTTGCCCTGAACGTACAGCACTAATTAATAAGCTACGTTTTGCTGTATCGGTCCAACTATAGGTATTATCCCACCATGTTGGTTTAAGTGTATAACCAAACATTTCCCAAGGATGACTATGAGGACGATCAGTGTCAAAATAATATTTGTAAATTCCTCTCCAGTAGCCAGGCACTGATTGACCATCAATGTCTGATGCCCTATTATAATTGTAACTAAATTGATCATTAGCCAAGTATGTGTCATTTAGTGTATAGTCTAAATGATTGTTCCCGGCCCAGCGTAGGAATTCTGTGTTAAGTACTCGATTAAATTCTGTCAGCGAGTAATCAGTGTTTCGGAATTTACCTGGTATATTTGACCAAATATCAAAGTTTTCTGGATTGTAATCAATCTTAATATTATTGTATATACGGCGTTCAAATTCTAATAACAAATCATCTCTAAAGTCGTTGAATGCTGGTGTTAAACTACCGTCGTGACCTTGAATAACATATATGTCATCTCTATAAGTATTGTCTAAAAATTTCAATGGTTGAAACTTAGGATATAACCCTAATTTTGTTGGAGTTTCTGGAACATAACAGCCGTCTGTATTTGCATACTCCCGTAAAATCAATTTGTCGTTGACTGCAATAGTAACTGAGTTTGTTAATTCAATTGTGAATCCAGAAATATTGTAATCGAAAACTTTAGTTAGCTGTACGCCGTTTAGATAAACCAATAGTCCACGAACTGTACTCAGGTCTCGATCAGCAATAAACGACCTGCTGATTGTACTTTTTATTGTAAAAGTTTTAGTAACATATTTGCTACCCACTGGCAGCATATCACTGTAGTAGTAAGGAAAATTCAATGGATTTTTACTAGAATTGATTGCATCGATAATTCTGTCTACACTGTCTACAATATTGTCGGAGCTTATACCGTTGAGAGTGCCAGACAATTCTAAAAACTTGTGTTTGAATCTAGTATAATCTCTGCGGGCAGCATCCAATGCATCAATAAAGTTAGCTTGTTGTCCAACTAAAAACAAAGGAGCTAGTGCAAATAAAGAACTATGCTGTAAAATAGTACCAGGTCGACGTGCATAATCAAAATTAGTAATATTACTATTACCGTTAATATCACCAATTAGTCCTTTAATATTCTGACCAATTACATTAAGATGATTGCGTAACTGTCCCATACTCATTGAACCAATCTCTGAGTTATTAGGATTGAATTCTAAATTAGTAGGGATTTGGTAATAACCTTTTCTACCGGCTTTCTTAGAATAAACTAAAATATCTATGTTGTCATTGAATGATAATATACGTTGATCAATCTTTACTGCATTAGCCACACCGACTCTTTCGAATTGATAGGCAGGAGACATTCCTAATCTCAGTCTTGGAACGAAACGATTGTTTACAAAAACCTTAATGTTAGGTTCCGATTCTGCTTCAGAATGTTCTTGTGCTGGTTCGGTGTCAATATTAAAGTAACTAGTAATACCATCGTATACAGCAGAAATATGTTGATATTGTTTGGTGGTGTCAGCAATGAACCTATTACGTTCAGTGATTCCAACCGAACTCCACATTGTGAATTTATCAAACTCGTTGTCGTCTAAGCCGCGATTACGTCTAATATAACCTACATCAATTTTACCACTAACTAAACTGATATTTCTATTAGAATCTAACCCGCGATATTCAAACATATCAGAGTTATAGTTATTAGTAAAGTTAATGTCTCCAATGAAATCAGCACTGCTGATATATTCTAAATTAAAATTCAAATAAGGATCAATTGGCGTATTACCACGAGTGTAAGAAAATAAAGGCGTACCTGCAAACTTACTGTCGCGGAAGGTCTGGTTAGCATTAGTAAAGGACACATTCTTTTCAAAGAAAAGTTCATGCCCAAGGCTGATGTTTTTGACCTGTAGGTTAGTTCCTGTAAATTGGGCAGTATTATCTAAGATGATATCAAACAGCGGTTCTTGGTTGGTTTGATTTTTAGTCTGGGCTCGACGCCAATGGTCAACCAATGTAATAATTGGAGCACTAACAGTACTAGCAGGATCACTATAGATTTTTTGATACCAATAAAACGATTCCCCTTGGTTTAGTCCACTGCGAACACTAACACTATGATAATATTCAGCAGTATGAAGCACCGTTAATAAAGCCCTAGGTTTAATAAATTTTATTCCATCGGCTTTAACTAGATTAACTGTTAAAGGACGATCGAGTGTCAACTCATAATTACCGTTTATATCGCTGACTCTTCCTAAGTAAACATTAGTCTTAGTGAATAAGTCATAACCGATTCCTAGCTCAATTGCAAAACTAGTGGTATTATCAGCGTTACCCGAAATTATTTTATATGACCCTTGAACCCCGGTTGCTTCACCGGCAATAGTCCCGTTAAACGATGATGACCCAGACTGGTCAACATAATCAAGCCTATACACACGTTGTTTTACAGTGTTACTTACATCATTGGCAAATATACACAATTGTCCTTGTTTCAAAGGAAAAGTAAATGTGTTTTCTAATGATTCATATGTAGCATTATTAATTACTGTGCTGGCATTAGTAAACACTGTTTGTACGCCATTGACGTTAATATAAGTGTTTTCATCAAACAGATAATCCACAATGGCTAAGTTAACTCTACCATAATTATATAATTGTAGATTAGGCTCAAACTCAATGATAGGTCTTTTGGCTCTGGTCTCAATTAAACGCTGCTCACTTAAATGACCTAATAGGTCTGCATGAAACCAACGATTACATCTAGACCACGGATTACGATCTATACTTGAACGGTTGATTGTGATATAATCAACACTGATTGTTTCAATAGCAGGCAACTGGTCTTGTGGTACTAATACTATGCGTTGGCCTACGCCTTCAACATAAAAGTATCGCTGTCTGTATTGTTCTGGAAATACAGTATCATCAAAATACAGCAACATTCCATCACGCAGAACTTGTCCTTGTGGTGTAATATAACTTTCGTTGCCTACAATGTCACGATCAATGTCTAATATTCTTCCGTGATCAAGTATACGAATCTCTCCGCGGCAGGATTCATTCAAACTATTTTGATAATAGAGAATATCTAGCGGAGCTGTTAGGTCTGGTATTTGCTCAAACAGTCCGGTGCTGTTTACAAAGTACTCAAAACCTTCTCGACTACCAGACTTAACAGCGACACGACTATTCGCAGGAATACTTTTAACAAATGTTAAATGAATCTTTGGTGCAGCATCGCCGGGTAATTGAACTAGGTTAGTTCTCCATATTCCACGTCTTTGTGTGCTATCAACCACTGTAGACGACCTGTTGGTCCAGTCAGCTGCTGATGTACTGCTAGTAGTAAAAATTACATAACGATTGTCAGCAAAAAAAGTTTGACCACCTATGTTCAATGAGCTAGTCCAAGTTGCTCCATCAACGGCAGTAAAGGATCCCGACAGTGCGTAGTCAACAGCTTCAAATAAATCTAAATCTAAATATTGGTCTTGGCTGGTCCTGTCAGGAATTGTGATCGATACATTACCAGTGTTAATTCCATTATTGCTAATACCTAATACAGATCTTGAACTAATACCAACTGCATATTGTTTAACTCCACTTCGACCAGGTTCACTTTGAATCCAAAGATTACCTTGTGTGGGTGTATGACTAATAGTAAAAGTATATGATTGTCCACGAACAATGTAAATCGTAGGATTAGCAACAGATCCAGTTTGATTAGTAAGATAATTATTACCCGAACGAGTAAAAGTAATAGTATTACCTTGAATCGGTGCCCGAGAGCTAATAGTAACAACTTCTGGACCTTCTGGTACCCAATGGTACTGACTATAGTTTACAAACTTGTCAAGGTCTATGTGTGGGTCAAAGTTATAGTATTCAGATTCAAATAATCTGCTATGATCATTAGTAATGCCACCATAAAAACTGATTTTATTAATAATATCAGAATAAGTAGCTACAAACTCAACATCTTGATTGCTATCGCGTGCCACAATGGTTGGCTCGAGTTGATAGTTTTGACGGTCTGAGTTGGTTTCAACGATGTAGTTATCATTGCCTCGTAATGAGGGACTGAGTTTCCGACCAATGAATCCATTAATTTTCTTTAAGTCTGGTTCACTGATAAGTTGATCCAGTGTACTACCAAGAAACTTTTTATTGGTATCAGTTTGAAAAACCTGTGGTAAAAAATTAATAGTTCGTCGGTTAACAGCCATTTAATATTCCGTTAGGTACTTACGCTTTTATTGGTAATGCTCAAGTTCAATTGTGTTGCAGTTATAGATGTAATGATTTCAACATCATTTACTGTGGCTGCACTAATAATTATCTCATTTGCTTCGGCGTTGATTTGATAAAGCTGCCCAAAGTCTGCGCTGGGGTCTTTAGGCACGATCACTATACTGGCTACATTAGGATTTAATACTTTATGTAGATATGCTGCAAGTTCACTGAAATAAAAAGTTTCACCAAAATCCCAATTTTCAATCTCAAAATAGGTATTAATGGCATTAATTACGCTGGTTTTGACATCACTGTCGCTGAGATTCAAACTAGGATTCTTTACTACCTTAAAGGTCGCCTGCAGACTAGGATGCGCTTTTTCACCAAACACAGGTTTGAACTTAGCACTGTGAAAAACCATGGTGTCACTGATAGTCTTAAACTTTTCTAAATCTTTAAGGTCAACAGCTAGTTCAGTACTAGTCGGAGCAACCGGTTCGGTAATTCTGTAGCTAGTATCTGCTACGTACGAACGATATGCACTGTTATAAGCATTGGTCAAAACATAGATATCGATAATGTTACTGATGCTGGGATCTATTCTATTAGAATCTGGTGTGTTATGTCTGTACTGAAAGAACAAGTTTTCCATACCCACAAAGGATCTATAGATATTAGGACTTAGTGCTGGACTTAATACTTTCTTTCTAGCAAAGTTATATTGTACACGATAAAAACTATCGTTGCTGCTGGCGTAAAATAACTGACCTACATCATAGTTATTGATTACTGGTAATACTTCTGCAATGACTTGATAGTTGGTTATGATTTCACTACGATCAATTATACGCCAAGTCTTATACTCAACATAGGGACTGGTTACTAGTTGAAAGAACACACGTTTGGTAGCTGGAAACAAATCTGGCTGAACAATCTTTTCAAAGAGATTGGGATAATCAGGAACCGAATCTTCGTTACTATCAGCAAAGGTCAGATACACAATCTTGCTGTCAACAAATCCATCAGAACGAACCACTGGTTTATAAATTTCCCACTCATAGTCTACACCCAGTGGTCTGCTCAGAGCATCTTGGTCTATTCTACTGTTACTTTTGAGAATTTTGATATTGTCTTTAATAACTGTGTTATTAAAGCTATCGTAGGTTTTCAAGCTGCGATCATAGAAAAAGTTTGTTTGTCCTCTGCTGTGAAACACATAACGTATATTTCTATAATAAACCAAATACTTAGATTCAAAATTGCTATATTCAAATTTTACCAACCAACCTTGATTATAAACTAATTCCTCAGGTGGGATAATGATCCACCTTTGGTTAACTTCGCTGTAGTCAAGACCGAATGTTAAATATGCACCAATGCGTTCGGCTACACGGTCCACAGTTGCTTCATTTGCGTCAACCTGGTCACCTAGTTGAGGATCACTTAGACTATTCTTGAACACAGGAATAATCGAGTCAATATAAGCACCATGGGGTATCTTGGCACTGAGACTGACTGGGCCTTGCCCATTGGCTAAGTTTCCTTGTTCTAGATTACTACCATCTCCAATAACCTTGGTAATAGCTGCGTATAACTCAATGGTGTCTCCAGGTTGTGACGCAGGCCCCGGAACAATGTTTCTAGCAGAATTAAAATGAAAGTTTTCAGGTGGTACAAATCGAATCAGCGCACCTTCAACCAAGTACTTGGTAGAGTTTTGTGCACTGTTACTAACTAATGGCTCCGGACGACTATTATACATAAAATAACCGGTAGCAGCACTGTCACCTACTGTGCTGAGATTCCAGCGTAGTTTACTTAATATCTCTCCATTGCCGTAACCATCGATAATGATTTCGCCCTGCATGGCTAATGCTGTAGTACTAGCAGAGTAATAATAAGTGCCCGGAGGAACATTAGTAGTGTCCCAAGTAATAGTCCCTACATCTATACCATTGGCTGATAATTTACCCGATGTAACCAATCCACTGGTTCCTACCAGTGAGTTGGTTTTAATATACATAGGATACCCCGGAGTTGCAATGTTGAATGTGACAACATCACCTACTTTTAGTCTCAAAGTGGGATTAAATCTATAAATGTTGTTACTAAATTCAAATGCAGTATGACTGGGATTAGCTGTTACTGTATAAGTTGTTTTTTGGTTGCCGGCATTGGCGCTGACAAATTCAAGATTTTCGCTGTTACTTAATGCACCAAATTTAGTAAAGTCAGTGGTCCCAACAAAATTAATCCTATAAATTTCGTTATTAACCATGCTAGCAGCACTGTATGGTTTCATTGCAGGACGCTGCCCTTGAACTTTTGAGTAATAGACATGCATGACTTCTTTACTGTCAATGATGTCAGGGATCAGCCTATTAAAAATAAATTTTCTAATTTCAAAGTTATCAATAAAACTAAATTGTAAATTAGCCACAATGTCTTCGCGATAAATTACACCATCATCGCAAAAGATATTTGTGCTCGAGTATTTGCCTGTGCTGTCTAATGTGTCCAGGTACCTACTGATACCTGAACTGGTTCTATTAGTTGCTTTAACCTTAGCTACTATTCCGTAATTAGTAAATGGTAATATATTATAATCTTCCCCGGTAACCATACGATTTTGTGTATAGTATTGCTGAGGAGCTTTTTGTTTAATGTCGTCTAAACTTTCTCTTGCGCTGGCATTGGCCACTGTGTATCTAAGGCTGGCAGTAAAAGTAATAGTTTCAATGCGACCACTGCGACTAACATAATCTATACCTACCTGCACCCCTTGCATTTCGTCAGGACTGATTCTGTAAGTCAATCCATTGGCTACACGATAATAAAGTCTGAAGTTACCTTGTGGTAATGTAGTAAACACTCCATCACCAAAAACTAAACTGATTTGATCATTGGCTCTACTGTTAATTTGATATAGGTTACGATCTTCTACATTACTGTATATTACATTAACACCAGCCACAGCTGGCACTGCTCGCCATTGAGTCTCTGTGCGTCCTGTACTGTCTAAACTGTATAACCATACGTCTGAATTATTAATATTAGCAACATCTATGTTTACAATTTTATTTGGTACTACCTCGCTGATACTAAAGTCTAGTGTTTTTAATTCGCCTTGTTTGAAATATAGGAAGAATCCTGTGTTGTTGCTGCCATTGCCTAGTCCGTCATTCATGTATAGCATGTTGAAGGCACGATTGGTGTCTGGGTTAGATTCGTATACATAGGTACGACCCGATGATGTCCCACTGGTCACTTCAAAACTAACATCATTCCCATCTACTACACTGCTGTACCTGAACACTGGTACTACATTGTTGGTGACGTTTATACTGTATTCATCTGTGCGTACACCATTGATAAACTGTGTATTAGCTGGTTTGCCTATGCTTTGATTGTTTACCATGCTGGCATTAACAATGGCAGTAAATTGCTCTAGCCAGTTATCATTGCCGGGATCGTTCCAAGATACCACAGTATTGCTTATGTCGATACCATCGCTATCATTGATACGCTCTGTGGTGCTTACACTGTCAATACGTAAGAAACCACTGGCGCTTTGTGTGCGCTTAGGATTATAACTAACCAAACGTGCTAGTTTTAATATGCTATCCCTGCGTTCCGCAGTGTCCATGAAATTTTCACGGGCATTGAGATCACCCCTGAATGCTAGACTTTGTCCAAAGAAAGCAATTAAGTCCACTAGCGCAATAAATTCTGAGCTTTCAGTGAAATCATTAAAGTCTTCTGGGTAGTTGAGCTTGATATAATCAATCATGCTCTTACGCAGTGTCTCAAAATCATAAGACACAAAATTAGCTTCTCGGAAAGTTTGATAAACTTTCTTCCAATTTTCGGCTGATAACAGCCCAGTTTGACGTGGTATAATTGCCATTGTTAGACCTGGTTCTTGTATTTATTCACGGAATAAACTGTGTAGATTACTGTGCTGTTCGGCGATTTTGATTTAATTGCCGTTCAAAATTAAACAGTAATCGATCAACCTGGTTGGTAGGAACATAGACTAAGTCTAGTTCTAATCTGATTCCGTCGGTGAATTCTGTAATATTAATATTACGCACACTGATCCTAGGATCGTATGCTGCTATGCGACGCACATCATCTCCGATAGCGTCTTTCAAAGCCTGTGTAAATGGTTCCATAATACTGTCCCATATTATGGTGCCGAAATCTGGATTCATCAGCTTTTCGCCTCTACGTATGCGAAAATGATTATAAAGGTCCTGCTTGACTAACTCAAAGTCAGTGAGCTGAAACTTTCTAGCTCGATTAATCGTACTAAAACCTTTGTATGTTGCCATAATAATTATTTAACCTTATGTGACATTACCTAATCTGTTGACTGCATCACGCCCTCGATTGTAGTATTCAGTTCCAGTGGTACCATTAGCGTCTGCACCCCCTCCGGTTTTGTACCATTTTGCAGTACCTCCTGCTCCTAGTAGGTGTGCAGTCATTAACTTACCGCCTACTGATCCAGCATCGTCATCCTTAGTTATTACTCCCGACTTCAACAGTTGGTTATAGTTCTTTGATGTATTAGTGTATGCAGCATCTTCCTGTGCAGCAGGATTGCTCTTAAAATCATCTTTGCTGCGTACTCCGCCTTTGCCTGTCCAACTACTCGGGTGATTAAGAGCTTCGTTGGGATTACCAGATTTTTTATACTGCTCGTAGGCATCTTTGTGTATGTATCCACTGTCAACTAAACTAGCAGCACCCATCTGGTATCTTCCAACAAAGCCATACTGATTCTCAGCTTTGTAATCTCCTGCTCCTTCACTTTCACTATAAGCTATAGCAGTTAACAAACCTTTGGTTTGTTGTTTGTCTAGTGTGCCTATACCGCCTGGCGGATTAGGTGCGTTTTCTCTTTGTAGTGCACTGACTGGTACTACTCGACTAATTTTTTTATTACTAGCATCTGACTCCCCGGCGCCTAGTGATCGAGTAGTTCCCTGCTGACTACCACTGCTGCTGCCTTCCTGAGTTCCACCAGAGCCACCATCATTATTGGCATTTTCAGCTGCTGGTTGGTCTGACATGCTGCTACCGTCTTCTGCGGTATCACTGGCACTGTTGTTGCTAGTGGCGCTGGTTTCTCCGTATTTTCTTGGCCATGGTTCATGTGTAGGCACTAATTTAGCCACGCTTTTGATTTTATCTTCTTTTACTTGCCATTTACCATTTTCTTTTTCTGTATCTGGCAAAGATTTTAATGCCAGGTCTTGCGGCTTTTCAACCTTGTCGGGTTTGTCGCCTTCGATATCAATTTGTTCTTCGGCATAAATTTTAATTTTTTGTTCGGCACGAATTCCAATGTTGTTCTCAGTGGTAATATCGATCTTGCCATCGGCGCCCAATTGTAATTCAGCAGCAAACAACTTGGTTAGTTCTGATGTCTTAGTGGTTAATGTCTTGCTTTCTAAGTTGATACCTTTCTTAGATTTTACCTTGATCTCACCACTGACATCCAGATTAAAATCGCCATCTATGTGCAGATTAAAATCTTTTTTTGTTCTAACGTTTATACTATTACTAGAAAATATACTGAGATGCCCAGCAGCAGTGAATTCCATCCATACACTGCCATTGTAGTTGCTAATGTACATAATGCGTTCATCATCGTCCATTAGAATTTGATGACCGCTGGCACTGCGCCAACGTGTTAGATTATTTTTTCCTTCCTGGTCTCCATCATCCATAACAAAAGTATGACCACCCATTCTAGCACGTACTTTACGCTTTTCGCCATAATCTGTTATTTTAGGTATTGCTTGTTGGTGGGGACGACCAGGAGTGCTTACACCAAATACTCCACTCGGCGTTTCCCTTTGACTGGTGCTTTTGATTATGCCACGTGATTTAGTTAATTTGTATCTATCAAGACCTTGTTCAAGCAATCCTCGTACTTGTGTTTCGTGTATGGGTTTCTTTTGCTCAGTAAAATTACTGAAATTAACTTCTTTATTATACTCGTTGAACTCCACCACCGGGTAGGGTTGGCCATCTTCGATGTTGCTCTTAACTAGGTCATCGTCGATTTTTTCAGTATCGATTTTTTCGCTAGCACCAATAGCTGGTACCATATGATGCCCAAGTTGGTTATTAATACAAGCAAACCAAAATCCTCGTCCTGGATCACCGGCAGCAAACGTACACAATACATAGTTACCTATATCTGGTACATTAAACCACATACCATATGTGTGTTTTACTTTGTTAAATTTGTTCTCGGTGCTACTAAATCCAGTGCTATCTTCCTGTATAGTAGTTCCAAAAAATGGACTGGCATAGTAAACATATCTCCAAGTACTAGGATCGTTTTCATCACCGCCGTGATCTGGGATCCAAACACCAAGGCGCCCAGATCTAGTGCTATCTCTGTTGTCTTTGATAATGGCCACATAAGTCGCCGAATCGAAACTAACACCAGGAGTAACATCTTTTTTGAAATAAAATGGAAGATGTCTTCCTAGTCGTGCATCTGTATTAGTGCTCATAATTCAAAATCACTATTCTCTACTGGTCTGCCTTCTACTGATAACCCAATGTTACGTAGTGCCTGCTCTGTGTTTGATCTTTGTATGCTAAAATCTTCAACACTGCTATCTTCTCCTTGTGGAGCGGCTTCGTTAAATGATCCTAGGTCAGAACCATCTCTGCTGCCTAAGTTATAATCCTGTGTAGGTTCCACGATGACTTCTTCTCTTTCACTGTTATTTGAGCCCGAAGATTGGTTGCCATCTTGATCGTATAAACGTATCATGTCTAACATTTGTGTAAATTGTCCACGCTCAAATGTGTTTTCTATTGCAATAACCTGGTACTTGCCATTAAAGACATTTTCACCAGACTCGTCAAAATCATAAAGTCCAGTATCAAGATTAATATCATCCGGAGTCCTGAAATACAGTCCTGCAAACAATTGGCCTATATCCATGGGTATACTATTGCCTGACCCACCACCAGGTCCATAATAAGTATCGTCTTGTTTGATTAAATCTGGATCCCCAGAGACTTTCATTTTTACATTTAACATGTCACCACGACTAGAACTCATTAAACTCTTTTGAAAGTCAACGGCTTCAACTGACTCTTTGCTGTTGTTTTTGCTGCTTTGTACATCGTTATAACCAATGATCGGTTTAACACGATTAGGGTTTACCGAATAATCATTGCCTGGCTCAATGTCATCCTTTTTCTTAGCTTCTCTTGGGTCCACTGGTCGATGCGGAGCACGTCTTTCTGCTTTGTTTTCAAAAGCAGTTATGGCCACATAAAACATAGCATTAAAGTCTATGGTTAAGTCTAGTATTTGATCATTCTTTCCGGTATACATGTAAAAGAATTGTTTATGCACGCTCTCAGGTAGGCTTTTGCTTATTTGCGGAAATTTTTGATTATGGTACTCGTATTTTTCAATATAAAAGGTTACAGTTTTTTTATACTCTTTTCTTATACTATCCCATGCATCGGGATCATAGGTTATTGTAGTTCTAATACGATGTGTTAGTACTGGACCAGATCCTTTTTTCTTAATAAGGTCAGTGTAGTAACTGCTGGCAAACATGGTCTGGTTTATTACTTCAGGAATACTAGTGCCAGCGTTTATTCTGGTAATCGTTTTATTAAAATCTAGATTGGCGTCTGGGTTTTCTTCGTTGGTAGGAGGTAAATTAGCATAAGGCTGGTTTAACTTTTTAGCAATAATGTCAGCATCAGCAAAAACTTCGTCAACCACAAAAACATATTCGTCAGCTTGTTTTTGATGACCTTTCTTAACCAATTGTTCCTGATATGCTTTTAATGCTGCGGGCAGACTGTAGGCTTTGCTAACACTACGTTCTTTATCAACTGTTTGACTAACGCCAATGCCTTCTATATCTTCTTCTACACGCTCAGGTACTCCTACGTTGCCTGAGCTAGCACCGGCATCAAAAAAGTCTTTGACCTTTTTACAAACCACTTCAATGTTAATAGGAACTGTGGCTACGCTTTGTGTTAGTGCTACATGACTCTGTGGGATCGCAACAAAAGCATACTCTGCTCCTTTGCTGGTTAACTTGATCTTAATGTCAATGACCTTAATCACTATACGTTTACTGAGTTCGTCAATGGGACTGCCGCGTGGCCCGTCTTCGGTGTTGGCAAAAAAATCAATCTGCAATAAGAACGGCATTTGGTCCCAGGCCCTAATATCATTGTCACGAGCTATGCGTATGATCTTATTAAGAAAGGTAATACTGTATGGTTCTATTACTGTAAAATTAATATCTACTACATTACTGGCACGAGTTCTGCTGTTGTAACCAATAATGGTATTCATTTTGAGATTTTCAAAATACATATCGCCTTCAAAGTATTGATTGCGACTAAAATTCTCGCCACGACGTCCTCCACTGGCTATTAATACTTCTCCTCCAGTAGCGTTATAACTATCACCACCATCAGTTACAATACTGTTGTATTTGGTGAGATCTAGATAATGTAAACTGATCCCATAGGTATAATTAGGATACTCGTCTAAGGGATTCTCTTTGGTAGTAATCGGTGCACCACCGCCTTCTTTTTCAGTTTGAGATGTGTCGCTAGGAGCGAAATCTACAAAATTTTCTCCGCTGAGATTATCTCCACCTGGAGCGAAATCTACAAAATTTTCTCCGCTGAGTGCATCCGATTGTGATATTCTGTTGGCTTCTCTGTCGTTCAGTGCGTCGGCTACTAATCCTTCACTGCTTACCGCTTGTTGTCCTGCGGTATCCTCCGCGGCAAATTGTTGTATTTCAAAAGCAGTTCTAAACTGTGCCATTACACACCTAAGCTATTTTTTAATGTATCACCATTGGGGATAAAAATAGTCTTACCTGCTCTAAAATCAAATATGGGATCTTGTATTACATTAGGATTACGTGCAGCAAACACCCACCATAAACTAGCACGCCCATATAAGTCATGAGCTAGTAAGTCTGGTCTGTATTGGTAAACATTGTTAATCTTAAAGGCCACATCAGTGCTGCTTTTAGGCACTGCTCGGAATTCTAATACATCTAAAAATGTACCAAACTTTTTAGTGGTATAATAAGCACTGTACTTACTGTATTCTTCACTCATTAAATGTAACCCCGATTCACTAATCCACCACGAGCAAAATCTTCTAAGTTAAACTGTGCCAGGCTGCGTTTGCTGTAGACTGGTTGTAGCACTACATTTAATTTTGTCACAGTTGGTATGCGTGTACTGGTACCACCAGCTGATACAGAAGTAAAAAATCCTAGCTCGTCACCGGTGCTTTCTTGTGCATTGTCAGTTTCGATATAGTCAACATCATTGGGCATAGTATGATTAAACTGAGTAATTACACATGGAACACGTTTGAATATGTGTTCACCATAACCATCTAAAAATACCAGCACTGGAGGGTTACCAGCACTGGCCCCACCGGCATCTTGCCCAAAGAACATCTTAGTTGCTGTTCTAAAGAAATAAATACATGCTAGGATATAATTGGCTTCGGAACGATTTTGTGCAGTGAAATCAGCATTGATACTGATACTACTGACTTCACTGTTTTCGTAACTAAGCTGGTTAAAGTTACTGTGTGTAAATCTTTGTGTGCTGTAGTTGGTATTATAGGCCACAGTTATGTCAGGAGTATAAGGGAAAATCACGCCGTTAGTATCTGCCAATGGAGCCATAACACCTTGACTAAACATACCTGTTACTGCGCCACCCACACTAATCCTAACTTTCCAGTCATTACTATAACTGGATTGCATACTGTCTTGAAACTGCACATTTATCGAAGCTGGGTCCGATGTTTCATATCGTTGGCGTCCACCTGGCAGAAGACCAGACGTTTGCAATCTGCTGGTTACAGGATTTAGATCTTTGGTACTATAAGTGGTACCAGTTCTAAATTTGAAGTTTGACAGACTATCATCAATAAAGGCATCAGGCTCAACCATTAAAAACTCCGATTTTAATTATTTATGGTAGTGAAAAATGGTTGAATTTACCAGTAACATATGTTACAATATTTGTAGTTGGGAGAATAAAAATTAAACATAACTACCTGAACAACCGCGATATACTTAAGGAAATACACAAAAGCAAAAACACTTATTGTGTGTATTTGGATCAAGACTGTGCCGATTACGACATGATTCTGCACAATATCAATCAAATTTCCACCGAAACTATTCAAACAGCAAAACAAAATCGTGCCGAAAGATTGGCACGTATATCCTATGAAGCAGCTTTAGCCCGAGGCGAAAAACGCAAACTAGAAGAATTTGCTGTGCCCGTTACCACTATTAAAAATGCCGATTTGGTATTTAGGATTATGACATGGGAACATGTACCCATGCAAACGGATCCTGTGCGTAAAACCAAATTACGTGTAACCGAGCCCGAAGATGACGATACCATTTATATCGAATATGGTGACGATACAGAACCTGCAGTGCCGAATCGTTACGTTAAGTGTAACTTTCCCCCATTTCAACATTATAAAGTCGGTCAACGTAATAAACCTTATTGTGTAGGGAAAAGCCATTGGCGCGGCGACCTAGATTCCGGATCATGGAGTCGCGATCATGGAAATATGACTAGAACGCTGGCTGACATGTTTATCAAGCTATGCGAACGTTATGCTACCCGTAGTAACTGGCGCGGTTATACCTACAACGACGAAATGCGTAGTCAAGCCCTGCTACAACTAAGCCAAATTGGACTGCAATTTGATGAATCCAAAAGCCAAAACCCCTTTGCCTACTATACTGCTGCTATCACTAATAGTTTTACTCGTGTACTTAATATAGAAAAACGCAATCAAAACTTACGTGATGACATACTGGAAATGAATGG